CGATTTCGGGGCGCTGGGTGGGTCTGCTGGTCTCGGGTCGGGCTGGTGAGGCGTTCGAAAGCGTTTTTGAACGCCTCACAGGCGCACATCTGACCGACGGTGGTACATCGGGAGCCGAACACAGGCTCCAGGCGCCCCACGGGGCTGTTTTCAATTCGAGGCCACAACATGATCCTGGACCGCTGGGGCAACCCGATCGAAACCGGTGCACTGCGCGAGCCGCAGACCGAGACCAGCGACAGCGCGCACATCGCCGCGCTGCGCCAAGAGTTCGACAACCACCCGGGCCGCAACCTGACGCCCGCCAGGCTGAACGCGATCCTGCGCGCCGCCGAGCAAGGCGACCTGATCCAGCAGCTCGAACTCGCCGACGACATGGAGGAGCGGGACGGCCAGATCTTCGCGGAGCTGGCGAAGCGCAAGTCGGCGGTGGCGATGCTCGACTGGGACGTGGTCGCACCGGATGACGCGACGCCGGAGGAGAAAGCACTGGCCGACGAGGTCAAGGACTGGGTGCAATCGATCCCCCAGTTCGAAGAAGACATCCTCATCGAGCTGATGGACGCAGTGCTCAAGGGGTTCAAGGGCATCGAGATGTGGTGGGAGCCGGACCAAGACACGCTGCAGCCCCGCTTCGCGCCGCGGCCGCAGCGCTGGCTGTGCATGGGCGAGGACCGCAACAGCCTGCGCCTGCGCGATGGCTCCAGCCAGTACGGTGTGCCGCTGCAGCCCTACGGCTGGCTGCTGCACCAGCACAAGTCTCGCAACGGCTACCTGGCGCGCGGCAGCCTGACGCGGGTGCTGTGCTGGCCGTACCTGTTCAAGTTCTATGCGGTGCGCGACCTGGCCGAGTTCCTGGAGATCTACGGCCTGCCGATCCGCCTGGGCAAGTACCCGGCCGGCGCCAGCGACGCGGAGAAGCGCAAGCTGCTGCAGGCCGTGGCAGGCATCGGGCACAACGCGGGCGGTGTGATCCCGCAGTCGATGTCGCTGGACCTGCTCGATGCGGCCAGCGGCACCGAGGGCCCCTTCCGGACGATGTGGACCGGCATGGATGCCGTCGAGTCGAAGATCATCCTCGGCCAGACCCTGACCTCGTCGGAGGGCCAGAACGGCACGCAGGCGCTGGGCAACGTCCACAACGAGGTGCGGCGAGACATCCTGAAGTCGGACGCCAAGCGCATCGCGGCCACGCTCACGGCGCAGCTCATCACGCCGATGGTGCTGATCAACAAGCCGGGCGCCGACCCACGCCGGATGCCGCGCTTCGTCCTCGATGTCGAGGAGCCCGAGGACATCGCGCTCTACGCCGACGCGCTGCCGAAGCTTGCCGCGGCGGGCATGCGCATCGGCGTGAAGGATCTGCACCGGCGGCTCGGCATCGAGATGGCGGCCGACGGTGAGGAGGTGCTGGGTGCTCGGTCCGCCACGCCGCCGTCCGCCGCACCGGTGCCGGCCCCGACTGGTGCCACGCCTGCGCCTGCCGGCCAATCGGCTGCCGCACCTGCGCCAGCTGCAGCGCCGGAACCTGCTGCAGCGCCGGCACCCGCCGCCCCGCTGGCCGGGCGCCTGCCCACGGCACCCGCCCCGCGCGACGCGCTGGACGACCTGGTGGACTCGGCGCTGGCCGACTGGACCCCGGTGATGAGCGGCCTGGTGTCGCCGCTGCTGGCCGAGATCGACAAGGCTGTGGCAGCGGGCGAAACCATGCAGGCCTTCCGCGCCAGGCTGTCGGGGCTGGGCAAGCAGATGAACAGCGCGGCACTGACCGAGCGCATCGCCCGCGCCACCTTCACCGCCCGACTGGCCGGCGAGGCGGACCTGGACCTGTCTGGCCGCGAGGAGTCCGCATGAAGCTGCTCTGCCTGATCGCCATCGTCGCCGCCCCGCTCGGCGGCTGTGCCGCGTCGGCGCTGCATCAGGTCGCGCAGCGCGCCATGGACGGCTGCCAGGCGGTCCGGCACCTGCGCATCGAGTCGCACGGGATGCTGACCGGCTCGGCCAATGTGAGCTGCGATGAGGGGCCGCGCGCGCCGCGCCCCGAGTGGCCCGCACCGACTCTGCCCCGGAGGTACTGACATGCCGACCCGCATTCCGCCCGGCTTCGCCCTCGGCGCCGTCCCGCCGCTGGACGCCATCGCCGCCTTCCAGGCACGCCAGCTGCTGGAGCTGACGTTCTCCTGGCAGGACATGTGGCAAGAGGAGCACACCCGCGCGTTCACCGTCTCCCGGCTCGCCGAGGAGGCGCTGCTGGCCTTCGTGCGCGACGAGCTGGACGCGGCGATCAGCGCCGGCACCGACTTCAAGGACTGGGCGCAGACCGTGCAGTCACGGCTGGAGAGCGCCGGCTGGTGGGGGCGCCGCGAGGTCGTCGACACCGCCACCGGCGAGAAGGTGGCCACGACATTCGACCCGCGTCGGCTGCAACTGATTTTCGAAGTGAACACCAGGCAGAGCTACGCCGCGGGGCGCTGGAAGCGCATCGAACGCAGCAAGGGCCGGCTGCCCTTCGTCGTCTACCGAACCATGCGTGACGAGCAGGTGCGTGTCTCACATCGGGCATGGGATGGTGTGGCGCTGCCGGCGGATGACGAGTGGTGGGACACGCACTACCCGCCCTGCGGCTGGCGGTGCCGCTGCACTGCGTTCGCCACCGACGAGCGCGGCCTGGACAAGCTGCGCCGGGCCGGCGTGGAGATCAAGACCACGGCGCCGCCGACCGAGTGGGTCGAGTTCACGAACAGGCGCACCGGCGAGCTGAGCCGCGTGCCACATGGCGTGGACCCGGGCTTCGGCTACAACCCGGGCAAGGTGCGCCCGACAGGGGCCTGACGATGACGACGCTGATCATCCAGCTCGACGGCGACGGCGAGATCGCCCGCCGACTGGACGAGGTGATCGGCTCGCTGTCGCGACCCGGTCCGATGATGGCCGCGATCGGCGCGCGGCTCGAGGCCAACATCAACCTGCGCTTCGAGACCAAGACCGACCCGAGCGGCGCGCCGTGGGCGCCGGTCAGCACGCTGACATCGCAGTTCTACGCCCTCAACGGCGCGGGTAATCCGGGCGCCGGCAAGCCGAGCAAGGAGCGCTGGGGTGCCTTCCGCCGCGGCGAGCTGCAGGCCGACCTGCCTGGCAGTCTGCTGGAGCGCACCCGCCTGATGCGCCAGAGCCTCGCGCACAATCCCGAGGACTTCAGCGTCGAGATCGGCATGAGCCGGGCCACGCCGGGTGGCAAGTGGCAGGTGCCGATGCTCCACGAGTTCGGCACCAAGAGCATGCCGCGCCGCGGGCTGCTCACGGCCAACCCGGACACCGGACAGCTCGGCGCAGAGGACGAGGCCGACGTGCTCGCCGAGATCGAGGACTACCTGTCCGGCGTCCTGTAAAACGGCCGAATCAGTTCCCCTGCTTCGCGCATGACCCCGCCGGCACGATGCCGGCATGCCCTCCCGCCTCCTCATCGCGCTGCTGTCCTCCTCGCTCAGCCTCACCGCTGCAGCCGTGGTGCAGCTGCTGCCAGCGGGCCAGTTCGCCGCCCGCGACGGCCGCCCCGGGCCAGGCAAGTCCTGGACGCTGACCGATGCTCAGGGCCGCCAGATCGCCGCGGCGCTGAACGCGCAGTCGGCCAAGACGCGCTTCCTGTTCGACGTCGATCACCAGACGATCCGCGCTGAGGCCAATGGTCAGCCGGCTCCGGCCGCGGGCTGGGCGACGCGCTTCGAGTGGCGCCCTGGCCAAGGCCTGTATGCGCTCGATGCGACCTGGACCGACCAGGCTCGAGCCTGGATCGAGTCGGGCCAGTACGCCTACATCAGCCCCGTCATCACGTTCGACGACGCCGGCGCCGTCACCGGCGTGCTGATGGCCGCGATCACCAACTACCCCGCGCTGCTGGGCATGGAGCCGCTCGGCGCCGAGCTGTCCGCACGCCTGCAGGCGCAGTTTTCCCCTGATCCCAACCTCCCGGAGTCCCGCATGGATCTCGCCCAACTCGTCGCCCTGCTGGGCCTGGCCACCGGCTCGGATGCCGCCGCCGTGCTCAGCGCCATCACCGCGCTGAAGGCCAAGGCTGACGCCGCACCGGTCAACGCAGCCCCGCTCAGTGCCGCCGTGGCCACCGCCCTCGGCGTCGCGCCGACTGCCGACGAAGCGACCGCGCTGACGGCCATCACCGCGCTGAAGGGTGGTGCCAATTCATCGACACAGGTGATCGCCGCGCTGCAGAGCCAGCTGGCCGCGCTGACCACCAAGATCAACACCGACGAGGTCGCAGCGCTGGTCGCTCAGGCCATGGCCGACGGCAAGCTGCTGCCGGTGCAGCGCCAGTGGGCGACCGACCTGGGCAACAAGAACATCGCCGACCTCAAGAGCTACCTGGCGAACGCGCCGAAGCTGCTGCCCGGTGTCGGCGGCCAGACCGGCGGCATCGACCCGAGCGGCGGCGCTGGCGGTGCGGCGGCGCTGAATGCCGCACAGGCCGAGGTGCTCTCGAACATGGGGGTCTCGGCCGACGCCTACGCCAAGGTCTACGGCACCAAGTAAGCCCGAGCCCCCTCCCGACCACCCCGAACTGGAGCCCACATGGCCGCCACCACCAGCAACCGCGACACGCGCACTACCGGCGCCCGGATTCGCCTCGTGCCGATCGCCGCGAACGAAATCATCCCGGCCGGCGTGATCGTGCAGGTCAACGCCGCAGGCGCTGCCGTGAATGCCACGGCCACGGCTGCGAACCGCACGATCGGCGTCAATCAGTACCGGGTGGACAACACCGGGGGCATCGCTGGCGCCAAGAAAGCGCAGATCGACCGCGGCGTGTTCGGTCCCTTCGCCAACTCGGCGTCGGCAGATCAGATCACGCTCGCCGATCTGGGCGCGACGTGCTTCGTGGTCGACAACCAGACCGTCGCCAAGACCAACGGCGCGGGTGCGCGGCCGACGGCTGGCACGGTGTTCAACGTGGACGCCGAGGGCGTCTGGGTCGAGTTCTGACCCGCGCGCGCCTGCACCAGTCGCATCACCACCACAGCCACCGCAAACCCTTTTCGGAGTACCAGACATGGACATCAACGCGGGCAACCTGGCCATCCTCGGTCAGGCCATCGACATGCGTTTCCGCGCCGGCTTGGCCCGCGCCACGACCCCGTGGGACACCGTCGCGATGGAGATTCCCAGCACCAGTGCCGAGAACCTCTATCCCTATTTCAAGGACTTCGGCTACATCCGCGAATGGGTGGGCGAGCGCGTCATCCAGAACGTGTCCCAGGGCAACTTCTCGCTGCGGAACAGGCCCTTCGAGGAATCCCACGGGATCAAGCGCGAGGACATCGAGGACGACACCTACGGCATCTACGCCAGCATCTTCGAGCAGACCGGACAGAACGCGGCGAATTTCCCCGGCGACCTGGTCTATTCGACGCTGAAGGCCGGCCTGACGACGCTGGGGCCGGACGGCCAGTATTTCTTCGACACCGATCACCCGGTGCGCAACACCGTCGCCTCCAACCACATGGGCGGCTCGGGCGAGCCGTGGTTCGTCATCGATTCGTCCAAGGTGATCAAGCCGCTGATCTGGCAGCCGCGCAAGAAGTTCAACCTGGTCAAGATGTTCAACGAGACGGACGCCAACGTCTTCTTCCAGAAGCAGTACGTCTGGGGCGTGGACGGCCGCGGCGCCGCGGGCTACTCGCCGTGGTGGCAACTGGCCTTCGCCAGCAAGCAGACGCTGGACGCCACGAACCTGGCCGCGACGCTGACGGCGATGTCGTCGCAGATCGGCGAGAGCGGCAAGCCGCTGAAGACCATGGGCACGCACCTGGTGGTCTCGCCGCTGCTGGCGGAAACCGCTCGGGCGCTGCTGACCAAGGACACGCTGGCCGGCGGTGAAACCAACAGCATGAAGAACCGCCTGGAACTGGTGGTCGCGGCCGAGCTGCTCGTCTGAGCATCTGATCGTCAGCGCCGCCACCCCCGACCACATCACCCACATTCCCGGAGCCCCCATGGCCACCAAGCCCACTGCCTCGCCGGCCACGCCGGATGCCGCGCCCGCCGCCACCGAGGCGCCCGCCAAGGTCAAGGCCGTCAAGGTCCGCAGCGTCAGCCCGTCCGGCGTGTTCCGCCGCCTCGGCCGCGAGTTCCCGCACGAAGGCATCGTGATCCCGCTGGCGATGCTCAAGCAACAGGAGCTGGAAATCCTGTCGCACGAGCCGATGCTGTCGCTGTCGTTCATCGAGATCGACGCCGAGCCGGCCGCGGCCTGAGCACGAGCACGCTGCCATGCCCTACGCCACCGCCCAGGACTTCATCGACCGCTTCGGACCGGTCGAGACGCAGCAGCTCACCGACTTCGGTGTGCAGCGTCTCGGCAAGCCGGCTGAGCAGGTGCTGGTGACGGCGCTGGCGGATGCGTCGGCCGAGATCGACGGCTACCTGATCGGTCGCGCCCCGCTGCCGCTGCAGTCGGTACCGACGGTGCTGCGGGTCTACTGCTGCGACATCGCGCGCTACCGGCTCCAGTTCGTCACCCCCGACGAGCGCGCGACCGATGCCTACAAGGCGGCGATGGACTACCTGCAGCGCGTCGCGGCCGGCAAGGTGATGCTCGTGGCGCCGTCCGCGGCACCGCCCGTGCCTGGCGTCGGCGAGGTGGCCTTCTTCGTCGGCAACAAGGTCATGGGGCGTGAGGTCGGCGGTGGCTCGTGCGGTGACGATGAGCCGCACCGGTTCTGGGGCTGATCCGTGGCCCGCGCGATCGAGTCCGACTACCTGTTCGTGGCGCAGCCGATCATCGAGCGGCTGCACGCCCGCGTGCAGGGCATCCCGCCGACGGATGTCGTCCAGATCGAGGACATTGGCCAGGCTGACGGCGGGGCGCGTTCTCCGCTGATCTACGTGCTCTGGGAAGGCGACAAGCTCCCGGCCGAGGACGACGCCCGCGCGCTGCAGAGCGCGGCGCAGCAGGTGCATCAGCTCTGGACGGTGCTGCTCTACGTGCGCAACAGCAGTCAGGTCGACCTGGCCGCGCGCAACACCAGCGCTGGTCGCCTGCTCAGCCAGATCCATTTCGCGCTGGCCGGATACCGCCCCGACGGCTGCGTCCGGCCATTCGCCCGCGTGCAGGGCCGCGCGGCGCAGTACCGCACCAACAGCGCGCTCTACCCGCTGACGTTTTCCATCCCCATCCACCTCTGAGGACCACCACACCATGGCACTCGACCACCTGAAATTCGCGCCGTTCTCCGGCGTCGGCGTCGTCAGCGTCTTCAAGCGCAACCCGACCTCTGGCGCCATCGACTCGGCCGGCTACGACTTCGGCGAATCGACGACGTTCAAGATCAAGCGTGCCGGTGCGCCGGTCGAGATGAACACCTCGCGCACCACCGACCGCGGCGTCGCCTATCGCATGCCGGGCACGAGCAAGGTCAGCGCCGAGATCAAGTTCAAGACGTTGCCGCCGTTCGTGGAAGCGCTGATGAGCCGGGGCACCTGGACCGAGCAGAGCGCAGGCAATGCCGTCGTCGGCTGGACGGCGCCGGTGCTCGAGGTCGGTCAAGTCATCTTCCTGCCCGTGCGCAACGTCAGCGCCGTGGTCGTGAAGGACAGCGGCTCGAAGACGCTCCCGCCGAGCCAGTACGTCCTGGATCCGGTGGGCGGCACGATTCGCCCCACCGACCTGAGCACCGGGGGGCCCTACGTCCAGCCGCTCAAAGTGGACTACACGCCCGGTGCGGTGAAGGTGATGTCGGCACTGGCCGGCTCGGTCGCCGACGAGTATCTGCTGCAGTTCAACGGCATCAACGCCTACGACGAGACCCGCAAGGCCGTGAGCGCCTGGCGCTGCCGCTTCAACTTCGAGGGCGAGCAGGACTTCATCATGGAGCAGTACGGCGAGTACACCCTGATGGCCGACCTGCTCAAGGACGAGACCCGGCTGGCCTCTGCCGTCGGTGGCCAGTACTACGCGCTCTACCAGGCATGACCGGCATGACGAATCTCGATATCCAGTTCGTCACCCCGCTGCACATCGTCCTGCCGATCTCGGTCAGCGATGACCTGAGCAAGGGATCGCTCGACATCGAGCCGATGCGTGTCGGTCAGGTGCTGCGCGTGCTGGGCACGGTCAACAGCCTGTTCGGCGAGCTGTCGTCTGCACCGCCGGCGGTGCTGGCCGCGTTCGCGGCTGGTGGCATGAGCGCGGAACAGGAACGCATGCTGATCGGCGCCTGGGCGGTCGACCTGCTCGACCGCCGCAGCGACGATGTCCTGAAGATCGTCAGCGTGGCCACGAACATGCAGCGTGCGGTCCTGGAGGCGATGCTGCCCGATCGCCTGATCGCCATCGTGCTCGCCATCATCGAAGTGAACGCGGATTTTTTCTCCCGGTGCGCGCCGCTGCTGAAGATGCTGGCCGCGCGCGACGGGCTGCCCTGGAACGCCGCCACACCGAGTTCTGGTCCGACGCCTTCGAGCAGCTCGTCCATGCCGGTCATCGCCACGCCGACATCCTGAACTACACGATGGCCCAGTTCGAGGGCTATCTGCGGCGCGCCCTGCGCCGCGAGCGGGAGGAGCGGCGGATGCAGGTGCTGATTGCCGCCTCGGCATTCGATGACGAGCTGCGCCGGTCCCTGCTCCAGACCCTGTCCACCCCCGACTGACCGACCCCGCTCACCATGGCCACACGCCCCATCGAAGGCAAGATCGTCCTCACCGCCGACACCGACAACGCGGTGCGCGGTGCCGAGGCGGTCAAGCAGGCCTACCAGCAGGCGGGGGCGCCTGCGGCTGCAGTCTGACCGGCCG